ACGAAGAAGAATGTGCCACCAGTTAATTCAGCAGCCGTATCAGCGTCTGGACCTCTTGTCAATACATAAGCAGATGCACCATCACCAACAGTTGTAACAACATAGATACCGTTTTCAGTAGCGTCTGTCTGATTTTTTAATAATATTCTATCACTTGCTGATGGAGTTTGACCATCAATTGAAAAAGCACCATTTGAACCAGCAGTAATTGTTCCTGCACCGTTATTGTAAGTACCAGCAGCGTTAGCTGTTGAAGCGTATCTTACGGATTCTTTTACATCTAAACCGTTAGCAACACCATCAACGTATGCTTTTGTAGCAGCGTCCTGATCACCTGACGGATCAGTTACATTTGTAATTCTACTTGAATCAACATCAACAACACCAGTGCCTTTTGGACTAAGTTTTAAGTCAATGTTTGTATCGCCACCTGATGTAGCAATTTTAACAGCGTTAGATGTAGCTGCGTTAGTAATTTCTAATTCATTTACAGCAGATGTTTCTGTTTGTAATAAAATTAGTTCATTGCCATTAGCGTCAGCAATAAAACCACCATCAGTAAATTTAGGTGCTGTAAGTGTTTTACCACTTAAAGTTTGTGTTGCTGTGTTAAGTGTGATAGCACTTGTGTTTGATAAATCTGTTGAAGCAATAGTAATAGAACCGCTACCATCAAATGATTGTCCAGCAATATTAACTGCTGACGCTAATGCTGTAGCTGTATCAGCGTTACCTGTTACATCACCAGTAATATTACCAGTAAATGTACCTGCGATAGCACCTGTACCTGTGATTGTAGGACTAGTTAAAGTTTTATTTGTAAGTGTTTGAGTACCTGAAGTTGTTACAACGGTATTATCAATATCTAAAGTTAATTCACTTCCGCTTACACTTGAAGTAATTCCTGTTCCACCTAAAATACTAAAGCCACCGCCAAGTGGAATACTTGTAGATGAAGAAGTATCATCACTAATTGAAATTGTAGAATTAGTTAATGATGAATTACCAATATTTGATATTGTATTAGATGAACCACTTATTGTTTTATTTGTAAGTATTTGAGTACCTGTTAACGTAGCAACCGTACTATCAATCGCAAAAGAAATTTCATTATTACTTACAGTAGTATCAATTCCAGTACCACCAGTAAATGTAATTATTTCGCCTGTTGAAACTGAATCATTTGAACCACTATCAGCGGCAATTGATAAAGTAGATACTACAGTACCAAAACTTAAATTTCCTGAACCATCTGTTTTTAAGAATTGACCGTTTGAACCATCTCCATCTGGCAACGTGAAAGTAGTGGAAGTTGTTACGGCATTCGGAGCTTTTAGTCCAATGTAATTTGTACCATTGTTGGTACCTTCATTTAATTTTAATTGACCACCTGTTGAAGCATTATTACCTATAAAGATTTCATCAATTGCTTTATTACTATCTACTAGTAAAGCTGATGAAGCTGTTAGTGTACCAAGTGCGTGATCTGTTAAATCTGCAAAATATTTACCACCAATAACATGAACATTAGCGGCTACGCCGTCTGTTTCAGTACCGGTTCCTATAAAAATTCTATCACCATTATTACCTTGAGTACCCGTGCCGTACGTATAGGCTAATTCACCTTGACCTAGTTCCGATGGTGCCGTTGTTCCCGAGGATCGTTTTATCTGTATTACTGTTGCCATTTAATTCTCCCTAAAAATTACCACCATTAAACTTTAAAGTTCCTGTAGTAGTAGATAATTCGTTTCTTGTTATAAATTTATCTGTAGCAGAGTCATATTGAATTAAGGCACCGTCCTCTAACGAACTGGTATTCACGTCATTTAGATTTTTGAAAGATTGAGGTGGAACCGCACTTGGTAACTGTACAGAAACTTGTTGAGGTCCTGTAGATGTACTAGAGTTTATATTAGCTCTAACACCACCACTTCCATTTATTACTGCTCTAACCATTAAAATCTCTCTCTTTTGTTATATTTATAATAAAAATGTATTAAAAAAGAAAAATTATGTAGTAACGTTAGGACTAATTGTTATTATTCCTTCAATAACCCTTGTTACTGTACTGTCAGAGGTTTTAGTGATTTCCACGTCATATACATAACGTGATGGAGAGTCTAAAGTTGATGTTTGATCTGCTGTTAACGACAAGGTAATGACACCTGTTGTCGCATCTGTGGCAATAGTAGTTGTAAAAGATACTCTTGTACGAGTGCTCGAATAGCCTTGTGCCATTTTCGCACTGGCAGTATAACCTGTTAAGTCGAATGCCGTGCCGTCTGTGTCTGTTACGGTTACGTCACTTGAAAAGTTAGCGCCTTGATCAATCCTTAGATTCGCTCTTGCTGACATTGTGTTCTTCTAATCCTTTTTTAATCTTTTCGTTATAATAGTTAGTAAGAACTTCTATTTTTTCTAACTCTATTGTGTGTCTTACTTTAGAAGTTTGAATTTCTTGTCTAGCAACAATTGTATTTCTTACGTCTAATGGTAAATCACTTATAATATACTCTTTACCATCAATTGTCAATTTATCTTGTTTTACTTGTTCAGTCATAGTTATTCACTTTCCTTATATTTATGTTATATTTATATTGTATTTTACTTATCTTTTTAGAAATATTAATAAAAATCACTATTAAATGATATTATAGTTTTTCTAAAATTGTTTTTAATTTTTTCAGATGTATGTTGAAACACAGCAGGGAAAGTGACCATTTCACCTTCTTTAGCTATCAAATTTATTGATTTTTTACTATTTACTATAGGTCTAATTCTTGTTGTTTTTTTCATATCTGGCAGCTCTAAATAATACACATTAGCAAAATTTGATTTCCCATGTCTATGCCAAGTGTGAAAATTATTTTTATAATATTGTTGAAACCATCCGTTTTGTATAGTACAAGATTGTTCTTCAAGTAATTCAGTCATCTCTTTTATGTAAGGCGTAATAATTTTATAAAAATAATCTAAATACTCTCTCTTATAGTCTTTAGGTAAATTCCAATCTGTATGTGATATGTTTTCAAAAGAATTTTTAGGTATCTTATCAATCAAAGATAAAAGATCACTTTTAATTTGTTTATGTTCTTTAATCTTCGTAACTAAGTAATAACTTGGAATTTTTTTTATTTTAATCATTAAAGCTATACCACCCTGTAATTATACATTTATCTTTTTTATTATTTATAATACCTTTGTGTGAATGAGTCCAATCTGTTGGCCATATAACAGTGTTACCTACAATACAATCAGAAGTAAATTTTTGTTTTGGCCATATAGTACCTGCATTCTCTACAGTATTTAGGTAAGTCATAAAAACAATAACTCGTTTAGTTGCTTCTATACAACCTCTTTCACAATGAACTTTTTTAAAACCTTCATCTGGTTTGTAATATTGTATATTATAATCTTCTACAAGACCCCATTTTTCTAATAATGTATCTACCTCTGGATATTTAATTCTATACTCATTAATACAATTTTGTAATTCAATCTTATATTTGTTAAAGGGATAATAATTATTACTAACGGAGATAGGTATTTCTGTAGATGTTTTTGTATCACTATTAAACTCAGGTTGTAAATGTTTATCTTTATTATCTAAATAATATTTGATTATATCCTCACATACTTTTTTGTTAATTTTCGACAAGTATATAAAATTATCCATTTATGGCATAATCCTTTTTGATGTAGGTAAAGTTGGAGTTAACTGTTTATTTTTGTCCCATATTTCTTGCCAAAAGGTAATGTAAGTATATCTATCCTCTTTAGTATCAGAATAAAAATTTTCAGCTGCATGGTATTCATTAGCGTCAAATAAAATACATCTATTATATTCAGAATTTACAAAACAAGTTTTTCTAAATTGAGCATTATTCTGATTCCTTTTATCTGTAAAAAAGACTTCTTCTTTTTTTGTAACTTTTTCTAAATTATTTACCTTTTGATAGTAACATCTTTTATCGTATGAATAGTCACTAATACTTGGAAAAGGAATAACTGGTTTAAACAATGATGTTCCAGCATTAATATTTTTATTTAAATATATTATAGAAGTAATTTGACTACCTTGGTCAGAGTGTACCCAGCCATCAATTAAATTTGCTGGTATTCTTTGTATATAAGAAGTTGCTCTATATGTTAACTCCGTATAATTATTTGGATACAATAAAGCTAAAGTTTTTAATGCAATACCTTGAAATAAATTAGTGTTTATTTCATTTATTAAGTTTGTTCTAAATCCCGGAAAATTAAGTCCAAATTCGTAATGTTGTTTTACTGCAAAATCTTGTAAAAGATCAATGTCTTTATAAAAATCATCTGCTACTATTAAAGGCCAATTCATTTATTTACAATTATATTCCATGTTAAAGTTTTAAGAAGATCATCAAGTAAAATATTTTTGATATTATTTTCTTTAATATATTCATGGAGTTCTTCAATGTCTAATATTATCCACTGTTCCTTAAAATTAAATACCATCTTCTCAGCTTTAGTATTAAAAAATCCTATTTTTCCTTCAGTTTTATCTTCAAATTTTCTAATAGGACTTAAATCATACTTATAAGACCTATTTGTTGATTTATGTAGTATACCTTCTATATCCCAACCTTCTTTTACTTTTGGGTATTTTTTATTTTTTAATAACTTTGTAAAAGAAGCTACAGTCATTACTCTCCAAAAAAATTAAAATTAACAACATACCTCTTATATATATCAGTTTGATAAATTACTTTGTGTAATATGTTTGTAGGAAATAACAACATTCTATTTTCAATATTATCTATAGTTATTTCTTTATTATTAATTTTCAATACTGTTTTAGCGTCACAAGTTGTAAGAAAATAAATTCCAGTCATTGAATTATTATAATTATAATCTACATGATAAGAAGATTCGTTGTTATCTATATCTCTACAAGTTAAATTAGCTCTTATTTGTATGAGTGATCTTGCTTTTAATTTTTTAATAAATGGTTGAATGTAAGTGTAAAAGGTATCATGGTTTGGTGCGAAATCATTATAGAAACAAAAAGAAAAAAAACCATTTTTGTTTTTAGTTATACCATAAGAGGAATCAATAGCTCGAAAATACCAAGGTACTTGTTCTGACTTTAAAAAATTAGAAAAATCGTTATAAACATCTTTTTCTAAAAAATTATCAATTACTTTATACTTTATTTTTGAATTCAACGGGTAATCCTAAATGTTTTCTATTATCAAATATATTTTTAGTTCCATTACTTAATCGATTGTAGTGCAAAAAAACTTGAGCACAGTCTTTACCTTTAAATTTTTCTCTCCAATGTTCCAAATCACAACCAGAATATATAAGCATATCACCTGGTTTGAGATTTATCTTAATTCCTTTATCATTAGATGGTTTGTAATCTTGGATTCCATGTCTTCCTCTTTTTTTACTATTTTTATCTACATAACCTGACTTCGGATTGGGGTTTAAATATATTGGCCAAAGATCGCCTCCTAGATTCATTGTACCTGATATTTCACAACTAGGTCTATCTTTATGTCTTTCTAAAATATCCCCTTCTTTATATATTCTAGCATAAGAATATGTTGGAATAAGTTTAGTTTTTATTTTTTTTTCTATTATCGGCTGTACTTTCAATAAAATAGTTTCCATAGCAATATCAGCATAATGAGAATATGTATTTGGTGCTTGTGGGTCTTTAAAAAATCCCCAATCAGTATTATCTGGTGTAATAAATTTACTGTAAAAAAGAGTTTCTGCCACCTGTCTTTTTATTAAAAAATAGTTATATATGTATTCTGACAGTTCTTTTGAAATAACTTTTTGTACTACAGCATATTTATTTTCTTTAAAATTAATAGTCATCATATGAACCAAAAGATAAAATTATTCTTGGAGTTAAACCAATAGCTCTATGTTTAATACTTTTTTTAATAAACAATCTATCACCTCTTTCTAAAATAATTTCTTCATTATCAATAAAATATAAAGTTCTTCCATATGCTCCCATGATATGAACAGATTCCTGATCTCTATGTGCATCACCCCTAGCACCTCTCATATATGAAAAAAATAAATCTAATGTAGTTCTCTTATTTTCTTTATTAAACATATGGTTCATTTGATTATAAACTTGTGTAAAGAATTCCTCATCTTGTATATTTCTAATTTGAAATATGCTGTCTAATAAGTAGTCAGGTTTATATATAGATATAACTTTGCTTTGAAAATTATTATCCGACATTAAACTAGATAATTTATTAAAGTCTAATTCTTTTTTAAATTTTATAAACTTTTTCTCTAAAAAATAATTCATTTATTTAAAAGGATACCCTAGATTCCAAATAACTAGAGAATACCTAATTCCTTTTGTTACAGGTGTTATTCGATGCCATACATGGCTCGGGAAAACAACTATACTACCTTTGGGTAATATTTCCTTACATATTTGTCGATTATGTTCTTTGTCAGGATTCATATTTCTAAAGTCAAACTCCAACTCACCACCGTTATAATCTTTAGGATCAGATAAAGATACTGTAACTGATAGTTTTCTAATTTTACCTAATTTATTTTTATTTAATTCATTTAATTTAGAATCAGAACTAACATATGGTCCTGGCCAACTATCACAATGCCAAGTATAAAACTGTTTTGTTTTATATTTTGTAAACTGACAAGTTTCGGAAAAATCCCAATCAAAATTCCAACCAGCATTTCTATTTGCTGTATGGATAAACGGGTGGATTGCCTCATAAATCCATTTATCATTTAACCAAGTTATGTTTGATTTTCTTATCTCTTTAAGATCATTAATTTGTTTTTTAGAGTTTTTCCCATCACCAGACACACCACCTATTAAAGCAGAAGACTCACCACCTATTAAAGCAGTTTCGTCCTTTTGTTTTAAAGCATGTTTTACAAGTTTATCACAAAATTTAGAAGATAAAGCTGATTGAAAGTACCAATAATAGTTATTTAGATTCATAAGTATTTTTAATAATATAATTTTCGTTATTTGATGTATTTTGTTCTATTCTATAAATTAAAGTGCTTGGAAATATAATATATGAGTTTGTATTTAATTCTATTTCGTAAAAATTATTTTTTATTCTTTTATTATCATATTCTAATATAATCTTACATGAGCCTTTTTTAATATTAACTCCATAAAACATAACATAATCAACTGAATTATATAAATCCATAGGATCTATTTCTATTAATGAAAGAGAATATTGGTTAGGCTTTAAAACAATACCTGTGGTTTCTTTTTTTATAAGGTACCTTTTAAAGTTTAAATTGAAGTAATCTCTAATATATGTATCTAATATATCACTACTTTTAGAAAATGGAAATGTATTATTAGATAAGTAATACAATATATCTGCTCTCAATGACTCTAGGTTTATTTCAATTCCTTTAGGCAACGTTACATCTCCAGTGTAAATATCTACCTCGGAAAGTGTTTTTTTATTCATATTCATACCTCATTAAATTTATTTTATCTATAGTATATATAAAGCTTTTAAATCTCTATTATTCACTTACAAAACTATCCATATAACCATAAGGTGGTTTTGGAACAAAATTACAAGCTATTGAGTACCTAGTTGCTTCATCATAGTTTTTTAATATGTTATGATACATAGAAGAAGGAAAGATAATTAAAAGTTTATCTTTAGGTTTAAAAGACCAAGAACTAGAATTAAAGTTGTTAAAATCGGTTTTTTCTAAATCATAATTGTTACTAGTCCAATTATTATTATAAAAAGAAATATCAGATACATTTTCATTACATCTATTATAATAAACAGCTGAATACATACTATTACAATGTTTGTGTCTTTCAGATTCTTCGTTCTTCTGACATCTGGTCGCCCAAGTGGTAGTCACTTTAAAATGTGTTTTTTTGTGACCCATAATTTGTTCGTTATAAACACAAATCAATTTTAACATTTTTTCTTTTAATACTTTAAATGTTTTATCTTTAAATAAAAATAAATCTTTACTTATACCA